GTCTACAGCTTCATGTCCAGTGGCACACGGGTTAAGCGAGGTTTTAAAAAATTAAGTGGCATTGATGATCAGGATTTGCTAGACATGGCAACATTACAGAACAGTCACGGACTTGTTGTAGGGGATGAACTTATATGGCACAAGGCACTCGATAGACTGCCCGAAGAGTCAAGAGTATACATTACAGCCCTGTTACGCAGAGGTGAGAAGTTTAATGGCGAGCCTCGCATTACAGTATCCACGATACACGGGTCCAAGGGCGGTGAGTCTGAAAATGTTGTGATATTCACCGACTTATCGCCCGCGGCTGACGATGCCATGCGGATTGGTAACGATGACGTACACCGCGTGTTCTATGTCGCCGTTACACGGGCCAAACAAAATCTTTATATCATTGAACCTGATGACAACAACAGGAGCTATCACATATGAAGTATGATGACAATAAACCATATAGAGAAATGATACGGGACAAGTACAAAGAGGTAGGAGACATGATACGAAAACAAGATGAAACGGTAAACCATCCACCACATTATAAGCAGAACGCTGTTGAAGCTATCCATGTCATACAAGCTGGGTTGGGTGCTGGGTTTGCAGATTATCTAAAAGGTAATATAATGAAATATCTTATACGTTATAAACATAAAAACGGTGTAGAGGATTTAAAAAAAGCTCAGTGGTACTTGGCTAAATTAATAGAGGTTGAAAGCGATGTTTAAAGCAATGGCACTTATATGTGCTGCATGGATAGCAAACGGAGAGGCCAAACAAGCGTGTTTCACACATATGTTTGAATGGGAGTTTGAAACAAAACGAGAATGTCAGGTTAGACTGCTTCACTATCGGGCAAAAGAATTACCACATTATCACAACATTGTATTAGGCGAATGTATTAAAGTTAACAAACTATAGGACTATTATGACACTACAAATGGCAATGTTTACACCGAAGAGCGAATGGATACCACCTGAGCAACTTCCTGATCTGTCTTCAGCCAAGACGATCGCAATCGACGTCGAGACTAAAGATCCCGATATCAAAGGTAGCGGTCCAGGTTGGCCTACAGGTAATGGAGAGATTGTAGGTTACGCCGTAGCTGTCGATGGCTTTAAATGTTATGTGCCCATCAAACATCTTGGTGGCGGTAATCTTGACGAACGTATCGTCAACAACTGGATGAAGAAGGTCTGCGAAAGCCCCGCTGATAAAATCATGCATAACGCACAATACGATGCGGGTTGGCTACGTCGCACGGGTTTTAAAATAAATGGCCGTATTATAGATACTATGGTAATCGCATCACTCCTTGATGAGAACAGGTTCAGCTATAGCCTCAACGCACTGGCCTATGATTATATATCGAAAACCAAGTCAGAGAAAGGACTGACCGAAGCAGCACGAGAGTTTGGTGTTGATCCCAAAGCAGAGCTGTGGAAGCTACCGTCGATGTATGTTGGCCCCTATGCAGAGACCGACGCCGAGGTAACCTTAGAACTTTGGAATTGTTTCAAGGCTCTTATACAAAAAGAAGACCTTAAATCTATCGTCGATCTAGAACTGGGCGTCCTACCTGTCCTTATTGACATGACATGGAAAGGTGTTCGTATCGATACAAACCGTGTGGAGCGTACTAGAGACTATCTGCTTAAAGAAGAAAAGAAAGTTTATTCACGGATCAAGGACCTTACCAATGAAAACGTAGAGATATGGGCAGCTGCTTCGCTTGCCAAAGCTTTCGACAACGTCAGTCTACCATATCCAAAGACCGACAAAGGTGCACCAAGTTTCACCAAAGCGTTCCTTGCAGAACATACACACGAATTACCAAAGCTGATCCTTAGATGTCGTGAACTTAACAAGACGCACGGTACGTTTATCAGTACCATTATGAAATATACCACGCCTCAAGGCCGTATACATGGGCATATCAATCAGATTAGATCAGATGATGGCGGTACAGTTTCAGGACGTATTAGTATGAACCATCCTAACCTACAGCAAATACCAGCCCGTGATCCACAGCTGGGACCAATGATACGCTCGTTGTTCCTACCTGAAGAGGGAGCCAAGTGGGCTAGTTTAGATTACTCGCAACAGGAACCACGGATCTTGGTTCATTACGCTCATGCTTTTGCCCGTTCGCAAAACCAAAACATGAAAGGCGTCAATGAATTTGTCGATGGTTACATCAATGATCCTGACATGGATTTTCATACGATGGTAGCTGAAATGGCAAAGATACCACGAAAGCAAGCCAAAACCATTAACTTAGGTTTGATCTATGGTATGGGCGTAAATAAGCTGTCAGATCAACTAGATATACCTGTCGATGAAGCTAAAACATTAATACAACAATACCATGACAAAGTCCCGTTCGTAAAATTTTTAATGAACGGCGTCATGAATAAGCTAAACAATCGCACCAGCTCAGGTTCGATTCGCTCTATACTCGGTCGCAAGTGCAGATTTGATCTATGGGAGCCTGATACCTTTGCTATGAACAAGGCTTTGCCTTATAAAGAAGCGGTCAATGAATATGGACCAACGACAAGATTAAAACGAGCTTATACTTACAAAGCACTTAATAGACTGATCCAAGCCTCCGCAGCTGACATGACAAAACAAGCTATGGTTAATATTTATTCTGAGGGGATTATCCCGTTAATTCAAATACATGACGAGATAGCCGTATCCTTTACTTTAACTGATGAGACAAAAAAGGTTGCATCTATTATGGAAGACGCGGTAAAATTAAATGTCCCTAGCAAGGTTGATGTGGAAGTTGGACCTTCATGGGGCGAATGTGAGTGAAATCGCATAACAATCCTCCAAAAGTACAAGGTCCAGTGTAAAAGCTGGGCCTTGATAAAGTAAAAGGCCCAGAGCAAATCTTGAGCCTTTTTACAATTTACACCCCTCAAATATTTTCAATTCTAAAAGGAGAAAAATTGAGAGACTTAAAAATTACCAAATAAAATAGTTAATTACAACCTTTTTCTTGTAATATCTTGTAAAATCGCATAATATCTTAGAAAAAATGAGGTTTACATGGATACAAATAAATGGAAAAGCGTTCTTGTACCAAAAGATACATATGAAAAGATAAAAGCTATCGCGAAAACAGAGGGAAGAACGATTGGCGGACAGCTGAGGCATATCTTCTCACAGTACAAGTCTGAAGATCAGGCTCGTGTCGAAGAGATGGTTGACGCTCACATGAAGCGAAAGACTCAATCCGCAGCTGAAACAGCTTCTTCAGGTTGAAAATCTTCTTTTTGCATCAATTTTGACGCCACAACGCCTAAATTATATAAAGCGTCTGTCATAGGCCCGTCTGACGCTTTCTTGCCCCTACCCGTCACAAATAGCTCTACAGGTTCTTCCGTATCAGGATGATACGATACTGTTATCGATAAGCCCTCTCCTACATCAGTCGTGATGCACGGCCTACGGTTCGGTAATTTTTTGCTATTTGGTATGTTCATTTTTGTCCTCTTTCTTCTGTGTATGAATAACTCTGTTGTTCTTTATCTTATGACAAGTGCATAGGCTTGAATACTTCCTACGACCGCACTTGTTACAAATAACACATGGTTTTCCTCTAATTATTAAAGTCATAAACCTTTAACTATAAATAACTTTTATTAAATTAATAGACTTGACAGCAAAAAAAGTTATAATCGAATCATAACAACCGCAGAAAGTTTACAAATGGACCCTGTAACGATTACCGCGGCATTGAGTGTTGCTAAATCAGCTTTTACCGCAATTAAAAATGGATTTGCAGTCGGAAAAGATATAGAATCTATGGGAAAAGATCTGTCACGCTGGATGGGAGCCCTAAGCGACGTCGATAATGCCGAACGAACCACGAAAAATCCGTCAGCTCTACAGAAATTATTCAAGGGCAAAGAAATAGAAGCCTCGGCCATCGAAGCTTTTACAGCTAAAAAGAAACTGGAACAGCAAAGACAAGAGCTGAAGACCTTTATCAATTTTCACTACGGAGCTAATTCTTGGAATGAAATACTACATATGGAAGGCCAAATAAGAAAACAAAGACAGAAAGATGTTTATGAACGGCAAGAACTCATCAGAAAAATATGGGAATGGATCGGAATTACTGTGCTTTGTATCACGGTTATCGGATTTATTGTGCTTTTAGCTTATCTTTATGCAAATAAAAATTGACACATATGTGATCATATGCGATAACTGGTGTTGAAAAAGAAACAATAAAACTACCTTTTTCAAGATTCTTTATTTATGACCTTAATCAAAGATAAAGAACTATATAATGTGTGATGAAAAGAAGCTGTATAGAACTCCTCGTTTTATGCAGCTTTTTTATTTGACATAGTTAATTATGTGTATAGGATATATCGCATAACACATTATAGGAGATGATATGGAAAAACCTTTATTTGTAGAAAAAGGTCAAACTTATGAAAAAAAAATCTTTTCAGGAGGAAAGTTTACAATGACTTTTCAGGAAGATGAACTTTATTACATAGATGATAAACGTATTTACAATTATAAACTTATCGAAAATGATGATTATGAGCCTAATAAGAAATGTACCAGCTGTGATGTTGAATACACTTGTTGGGACTGTGAAGCAGAACAGATCAGAGAAAGGTATCCTGAAGCACGGTACACGGATCATTTAGAATGGATAGTTCCTAATGGTACAAAATAAAACACACGCTGTCATGAGCCAAAGACATGAGGATAAGGATAGTAAAGACTACTTTCCTACTCCGCCTTGGGCAACGAGAGCGTTGTTTGAAAAAGTTTTAAAAAAATATTGGCGTATACCCGATAAGTTTACTGGACGATATGGACATATCAATTGTTTGGAACCAGCTTGCGGAGCTGGTCACATGACAAAAGTATTAAAAGAGTATTTTGATACAGTTGTTTCAGCTGACATAGATGATTATGGCCAAGACCGAATCGCCGATTTCCTTAAAACAGACGAAAAGCAGAAGTATCATTATATTGTA